GCCGGATATCGCAGTGCTTTTGGTGAATATAGTTTTAGTTTAAAACCAGAAAACATGCGTTATGGCGTACAGTTATCAAGGGCGCCAGTCAAACCGGGGGCGGGAGCCGATATGAAGGGTGGAAATATCACTGTTCCGGATTTACAGCTCCGCCAGTAAATTATACATTAACGAGCAGATGCTCCCACTGAATCTTCTCTGATTCACTCAACTTGCGCAGAATGTGACTCATAGTGACCTCGGACTTACCACCCGGTGGAACCATAATCTTCTTTGAAAGAGTAACCGTAATTGCTACTTCAACAGAAGCGTCCCAGTCATCCTTGTAATACCTCTTCACGAAAACCTGGTTATCCTTAGTCTCCCAAGTCTGATCATCTAGACCGAGAAGCTGGTCGCGATTGTAGGCAGCAATCTTCTTGTTTTCCGGCAGAAGCCATTCCTCATTCTGCTCGGCGGTCATGAACTTCTTGCGAATCATCTGAATATTGAGCTTGCCCTCATTGAAATCAGACCACTCAGCAGAACCATTCCATGCCTGATAGATAGTCTTCTGTACAGTTCCACGGCGCGCAATCTCATCCAGCTGAACCTTCAGCGTTGTTAGGTCTCGCAGAGGGACAAATTCTGCTAGAGAGGTCCGAAACTCATCCGTCATCATCTTCTTCATGAAATTAATTGAATCTAGTGTAGCATATGTTGATAGAGTAGCATGTGTAACATAATCAGCGGGGGGCCTTGCTAGAAGCGACCCAATTGTCAACTTGGACTCCAGCAGTGACTCTGATAGTGACGACTGGTTATCAGTTAGAACCTTAAACTCCTTTGCAAGACTGGTTTGAAGGGTTGTAATCTTCTGGCTAAGAGTGTTGACTGTAGTATCATTCATACTGGTGACTGAGTCTGACATCTGCGTTACTAGATTATGCGTCACCTCAACATTATGACCAAGTTCATCCACGTGCTCGTGTAGAGAATCAATATCTGTCCGAATCTGCTTGAGGGGATCCTCAACCTCAATAGCAGGAACATTCCATCCATCAACTTCGGGCATCTGTCGCCAAGCATTAATCTCATTATTAAGATCCTCAATGGTCTGGTCTTCCTCCTCTACTGGGGCCTCCTCTTCCTCATGAGCCTGTCGCAAAGCATTAATCTCATTATTAAGATCCTCAATGGTCTGCTCTTCCTCCACCATAGTGACCTGCTCTCCCTCAGCAATCAAATCATCCTCCTCAGTGTTATCAACTTCCTCGACAGTATTAGCAATTTCCTCCTTGGTGTGCCTTCCCAAATTAGTAAGAAGATTCTCCTCAAAATTCTTAACAATACCCCATGAGATAAATCCAATCATTCCAATTACACATCCGATTGCCATAAACACACTAGCATTCATTTCCATTGGGGCGGGCTCCATTTAACTTAATTTTATCTGTAGCGGTAGCGGGGGTTCAAATTTTTAGTAGCAAATAGTAGGGATGGAGGCTAATATAGAAAAAATCAAAGAAGCTTCTGCTGTTGTAAAAGAATACGCAGAAGAGGCTCTTAAAATATCAAAAAGTGTTATTAGCAAAAACACACTAGCCACTCGTATTATTTCTGTTGTAGAAACATTTCTAGTAGAGAAGAAACGTATTATTTATGGCGGAGCAGCAATAAATATTTTGCTTCCTAAGAGTCTCAAATTCTACGACCCCGAAGTTGATTTGCCTGATTATGACTTTCTAACACCAGATGCCTTAGAGGACTGTGCTATCCTAATGGAAAAATACAAAATAGCGGGTTTTAAAGATGTGGAAACACGTCTTGGAATTCATGAAGGAACCTATAAAATTTTCGTTAATTATCGCGCAGCAGCAGATATAACAGAGTTGCCAAAAGATATTTATAACAAACTCCACAAGAAAGCCAGAGTACGAGCAGGTCTAGTATGTGCTCCTCCTGATTGGTTGCGCATGGCCTGTTATTTAGAGTTAAGTCGTCCTCTTGGAGATGTAGAAGTCCGTTGGGCAAAAGTGTTTTATCGTCTTCAACTTCTAAATAAAATCTATCCCCTCAAACCTTCTGCTTGCATTTCAGCAGAGGAAGAGAAAACGCGTTTTCCTCCCAAAAAGCGCCGACTTCTTCACGCTATAATTTTACAGGTTCTAGAAGACACACGCACCCTCTTTGCTGGAGCTATGGTTGAAGGAATTTATAAAGAACTCGAATTACACACAGAAAAAACAGAAAATGTTCTGGGTGCTTCCCTAGTAAAATATGACCCACGGTATATCTTAACAACCGAAACACTGGACGAAACAACCGACTATCTAGCAGGAGAATTGAAAGCCCGTTTTCCTGTGGCAAATATATCAATAAAAATGTTTGACGCAGTGGGAGAACTCATGCCAGAACGCAGGGAAGTTTTCTATGATAATCGCAGGATTGCCACTGTTTTTCCAACAGTTGCCTGTCATGCCTTTTTATCCTTAAATATTCACATTCCATATGACCAAGGTTACACAGTCCGCGTAGCAAGCGTGGATACTAGCATAACACTATTATACAGTATGTGGTATGCTGGTCTTCAAAATACGGTAGGGCGACGCATCTTATGTGTCATCCAAGCGTTAATTGATATTGAAGCACATATGCGTTTGAACTCTCCCCGTGAATCTAAGATTTCCCTTTTTCCATTCACATGTCTTGGCCATCAGCCATCTCTGCCAGAACTCAAGAAAGCCCACAGAGAACGCGTTATCGCAAAGAAAGAAAAAGTCCGCAAATATTTGGATAGTATTTTAATCAAAAACTCCAAGAAAACCCGCAAAAACTCACAAAACAAAGTTATAGAAAAGGCTTAATTCTATTCACAAAGTTTGTTTGCTCGTTTGCTAGTAGAATCGCCGTTTCATAATTTTCTTCTACAATAGGGTAATTCGTCATATAATGTGTGTCATTAAGAGTATGAAGTTGAGCATATAATTCCTGTAAGAAGTTCTGTTCATCTTTCAAAAGAATCCAACCCTCTGTATTAAAATAATCTCCAATATTTTGACAGCCGTAATAAATAGGGATTGTTTTTGTGATAATACAATCCATTAATTTTTCGCTAAAATAATTCTTTTCACGGGTGTTTTCAATCACAATACTAAATTGATGTTTCTCAAACAAAATATACTTGCTAGAAAGTGGTTCTTTAGGAATAAGTGGATTCATGGTAATTTCAGGAATGATGATATGCGCCGAGCTTCTATAGAAAGTAATTGGGAACTGCTGGAATGCCTGTTGGTTTTGATACAAAAGATGGCGCAAATGATATGCTGGACATCCGGTTTTCCAACCTGTAATATTTGAAATACTAAATGTTTTCTTATTGATATCAATAGATTGATAAAAACTTGGTTCTATCCAAGTCCCTGCTAGGATAATTGAATGTGCGTTTTTAACACCTGATAAACGGGAAGGATCATAACAAAAAATGAAATCATATTTACTAGCATTATTTTGTAAAAAATTATAGCATTGGTGAATCATATCAGGTTCACGTTGAACATAAATCTTTAGTGTATTTTCAGTCGGATGATACTCTTCAGTATCAAAATAGATATCTACATTTTTGGTACATGTCAAATTGTTTAACGTGTACCCTGAATTATAAATAGTAAATGGCATTAATTTACTCTAAGTCTTCAACTTTAGGCCCTTGCTTCCCTTGCTTCCCTAAGGCCGGGGCCCTACATTATATAGATTGAAGTTGATTTAGGTCTTTAACGAGTGTTATATACTGACTAAAATTTTCATATGGTTCATGTCCAATAACATTATAAATAGGGATATCAAAATATAAAGCAGGGAAAAGTGAAAACGCTGAATATCTCATAGATACAAGTATAAGACTAGAACTACTCATTATCCATGTATCATAATAACTTTCTAGCAGATTGTGTGTATTAGGAGGTTGTATTATATGTAAACCCATTTCATACAGTTTTGCTGTATATATTCTTTTTGTTTCATCGGAATCAGATGCTAGATAGAAATCAGTATATCCCTTTTCTTTTGCTAGTTGAATCGCAACAATAGTTTTTAGGTCAAGGTCATTAAGTTCTGACATATTTATCTGTAAATTATCGCACCCGCGCAATTTATCTGTTCTCCGTAAATGAACAGTTACATATGGTTTTAAATGAGTGTATTTATCAAATTGAAAACTATAGTCTTTTTTAACGCTTTTTACAATTTGAAGAAAAGTTTCATGACTAATTGTGTTTTTAAAAAGAATATCGTAAATTGTTAAAGGGGACGTGAATCCGCCAAAATATTGTATTGACGTATATTGATGATTTGTATTTGCACTTACAAGTTCGATATATGAAGGTAATTTTATAAAATTAGTAAATAAAGAAATATCTGTATCTACGAATCTCCAAGGGGGGTAACCAATCCATGTTGTTTCAGTAAATAGTGTCCATTTCAAATAAGATTTTGCATTACAAGCTTTGCTGATGATTGAATAAATAAATATATCCATCATACGGTCACCATATCCTGATTCACAAAAATTATTTACTGACATATTAATTTTAGGAGAATTGATAATATTTATTATCTTCCAGTCAGCTGGAATATATCTTTGAATGGCAAAGAAAGGTCTATCCTTTTCAAGTCCTCTTGAATAAAAAACAATCTTCTTATTCTCAAATAAATTATACTGTATCTGTAAAAATAAGATAAAAAATCCATAGAGAGAATCAATTACATGTAGTTCTTTAGCACCTTGTAAAAGATGGACTGTATCAGTAATACATGTGCTTAATTTATTTAAATATATAACTCGTATATCATTTAGATTATGAGATGAATGAATATCTCCATTTTCAGTATCATGAACAATAATATAATCACTATTGATTAACTGTGAATCATAAAACTGTTTACAGTTTTCATCATCAATAATAAATTTATGTTTCATAAGAGTTTCAATAAAATCTAAATTATGATATTGATAGAAACAATCTAAGAAACTTTTATCATTTTTAAATAATTCCCATTTACCATAATCATCAAAGGCATTTAGTCTAATATTATCGTATTCTTTGTAACTCAAATAATCAATGTACTTACAAATGCTACCGTCTCGAGGGCATTGATGAGGTGCTCCATAGGTATGGCAATTTATACAAGTATTTACTCCATCATAGTTGTTATTAATTATAGGAATTTGAACACTAATGTGTTTTTCCGGAAAAAGTGATTTCACAATGGGAATTTTAGATTCTTCATTAACAAAAATAATAATATCATCATACTTTGAAATTTTTTCTTTATATAAAGCATATTGAGAAAAAAAATCAGTAAATCCATTGTGTCCGATAATAGTACATTTCATTCAATTACTTTAATCTACTTCCTCAACCTTAGGCCCTTGCTCCCCACGGGCCGGGGTGGCAGGCCCTTGCTCCCCACGGGCCGGTTCGGGAGAACCATGCATCCCAGGCATATTACCCTCTGCTGATCCATCAGAAGCTTCTTTCTGCGGATCCATCTTCATTACAATAGGCAGGCAAACACCCTCAACCTCCTTGTACTTATCTTCATACTCTAAGGCTCCGCGCCCCTCTGAATCGGGCGATTCCATCCACTGGAATCCATCCTTCACTGCTCCTTCTAGCACCTTAACCGCATCCGGTCCAAGCTTCTCCAGCACCTTCTCATCCTGTGCAAAGGAGCGAACCCGGTAGAGATAACCCTCCAACTTATTCTTCGCCTCAACCCGCTGCATTACTTGCTTATCCTCCTCCGCCGCAGCTTCAGCCTCCCGAATCATGCGCTCAATCTCCTCCTTCGGCCGGGATGATGAATTGGTAATCTTGATTGACTGGCTCTTGCCTGTTGACTTCTCCGCAGCAGCTACGGAAAGAATACCGTTGGCATCCAAGTCATAGGTAATCTCAATCTGCGGGATACCACGAGGCATAGGCGGAATTCCGTTCAGATCCAGATCACCAAGATGCTGGCAGTCCTTGGTCATAGCACGCTCACCCTGAAAGACTCGAATCTTGACCGTCGTCTGATTATCAGAATACGTTGAGAAGGTTTGGGACTTCTTGGTGGGAATAGTGGTATTGCGTTTGATAAGAGGTGTAAGCACACCGCCCGCTGTCTCTACGCCGAGTGTTAGGGGAGTTACATCCAGCAGAATGACCTGGTCCAACTTCTCGGAGTTTGTTCCCTTCAAGATGGCACCCTGTACTGCTGCACCATAGGCTACCGCCTCATCCGGATTGATAGACTGGCACAGCTCCTTTCCTCCGAAATATTCCTTGAGAAGTTGCTGGATCTTCGGAATACGCGTTGAACCGCCAACCAGTACAATATCATGGATATCCGTCTTGCTCATCTTGGCATCCTGCATTGCCTGCTGAACGGGCTCCATCGCCTTACGGAAGATTGATTCGCAGATAGACTCAAACTTGGCCCGGCTCAAGACAATGTTCAAATCCTGTCCCTCCAAGATTCCGTCCACCTCCAGTGTGGCCTGTGTGCTTGTGGAAAGGATACGCTTGGCCCGCTCAGCTACATTTCGCAAACGGCGATAGGCGCGCGCATTTCCCTTGATATCTAGCTTGGTCTTCTTGCGGAACTCATCGCAGGCCCAGTCGCAAATCAGATTGTCAAAGTCCTCTCCACCCAAATGCGTGTTTCCAGCAGTAGACTTCACTTCAAAGACACCATCGTCAATTGTCAGAATAGAGATATCGTGCGTACCTCCACCGCAATCAAAAATCAGAATGTTCTTCTCCCCCTTTGTCTTCTCCAGACCGTAGGCAATGGCAGCTGCAGTTGGCTCGTTGATAATGCGGAGAATATTTAGACCAGCGATAACACCGGCATCCTTTGTGGCCTGGCGCTGGGCATCATTGAAATAGGCGGGAACTGTAATAACCGCGTCTTTGACTTCGCAACCAACATAGGACTCCACCATCTGCTTCATCTTCTGGAGAAGCATTGCTGAGATTTCCTCCGGATAGAACTTCTTCTCACCATCCTTAGTCTGAACGACAATCTGGGGCCTGTCGCTGGCATCTCCAACAACCTTGAAAGGATAGCGCTTGATATCCTCCTGAACGAGCGGGTCACTGAACTTGCGTCCAATTAGACGCTTCGCATCATAGATTGTATTGGCTGTGTTTCCAGCAGCTTGACTCTTGGCTGCTTCACCAACGAGGCGATCAGTATCAGTAAACGCCACATACGAAGGAATACTACGAGCCCCCGACTCGGATGCCAAAATCTCAACGCGATCATTCTGCCAGAGACCGACGCAGCAATAGGTCGTCGCCAAATCCATACCAGCACAATATCCCTTGTTAGCCATACTGTATGAATATATACAATCACATGGCTTTAGATTCTTTTTATTAAATTTTTTTAGGATGCGTTTAGGATGTGTTCAATCCATCTGCTGTAGATGAACCAAGGGCCAAATCGTCGTCGGTTAACTGACCGGACTCCAGACGTTCTTTCTTAGCCTTGAGTTTCTGCTGGATGCCCTCTAAAAACTTAATCTCCTTTGTCATTTCCGGCAAAAACTTCTCTGAATCTAAAATCATAGACCAAAGCCCCACTTTAAAAGTATATGGAATCTCTTCTGCTTTCTCTTTTGAAGAGGAGGAGGCAACGGGACATGTATCCATAAACTTCTGTAGAGAAGTCGATTGTGAAGCAAATCCCTCAATGGCTGCTGTTTTAGCAAAACCCCGGGTATTCGGAGAAATCCATTTGAACACAGTAATGGAGGCAATTCGTAGACGCTGAAGAGTCTTGCGAATATTCTTCTCCAGCAGTTTCCAGTCAGCCAAATCTTCAAAACATTCAGTGACAATCGCATTTCCGACACAATCTTTTCCAAGTTGTTCATTTCTCTGAGCTAACATTTGCGTTGTAGCCTTTTTGTTACGGTCTGGACGGCCTGCCTCAAACTCGTCTTTTGACAGAAGACCTACCTTGAGATTAAGAGTTGTTTCAAAATTCGCTATTACACCTGTTCCAACAAATCCATCAAGAGCGCAAACACGCTTATATATAGCTGTGACAGAGGTGTCTAATTTAGTTGCTCGCTCTGAAACAGTTTTAAAGTCGGGAATAACATCAAAATTCTCTTGGTTTCGTTTACAGGCAGTAAATGAAACGTATGCGATTACTGATGTAAGAATTATAAAAATATAAAGGAAGCAGATGAAAATCTTTTTTCCTAACTGATTATCTAGTAATTTAGCCTGATACCAAGGTACGTTGGCCATCCCCTGAATACTAAGCAGAATATTTTAAAATTGTCCAGCAGAGCAGAGCAGAATGGAATCTGGGCGGATATGGTTAAAACAACAAAATATTATACGCGAAGCGCTAAATAGACCAAAGATTTTATCAGCTATTGAATGTCCTCCGATATTAACTCAGGATAGACCTAATGTGCTAGAAAGCCAGCGTATTAGAGCCGAACTTTGCGTATCTACAATTGTTAAGAGCGTTCCTCGAATTGTTCCAGTAGGCGATACGCGCATCTATACTCTTGTAGAAGGCACATATGCTTCTGCTACAACTTCAGCGTTAAAAGATAATATTCAAGCATTGGCTCCCCGATTCGCGGAATTTATAACACCCCGGCCTCCGCCTGATTATTATTTTTACGGTTCAACAATACAAATTAGCAAAGGAGGAGAACCAAATGCGCCGAATTCAGTTTGCGCGCCGGGCGAAATAAAAAGAGTTGGTTAAGTAGAATGTCTACAAAGGATTTTAGTAATACAACGCGCCTCCGCAGAAAGATTGCTAAAATCACTTCGGCGTACTACAATGCTAACTTGAATACGTCTTTAGCAACTGTAACTACCCGGAAAGAGCAGACCAGCTCTCAGAGTGGCGAAGTTGTGGTTCTGAGACAGCAGGGTTGTGCCCCTTGTAGGGCGGATAATCAGAGCACATACCCCAGTAATGAGCGCAATCCGGGTGGTTGTTAAATATATTATATTTACTTTTTAAATTCATGCGTTAATCAGTTTGAATTTAAAAATTTTTTCTTAAAAATGACTTGTATTCATACATTCAAATTACAATTTGGTATCTGTGTTATTTTACAGTATAAAGTTTTTTTCAACTATTTACTAGAGAAAAAAATAACAGATGAAATACATTATGTTTTTGATGAAAACCTAATCAAACATTTTAGAGGGGATTATCCGGTAAGTTATACAGATGGTATGAAAATAGTAGCTAAGTTTTTATTTAATGATCCTCGTATAAAAGAGATAGATGGACAAGATATTCAATTATATCCTGTAGCAAATGTTCAACAAGATTTTAACATACCAAATAATTTACCTCTTGACTATAAGTCATTGATTACAGAAGATCCAATAATTCAGGGAGACTATATCACAGTAAATACTAAAATTATAGATGTTGATTTAGAAGTACTAAGAAAATTATTACCAGATTTTTTAGATATTTTAAAACAGTCAAAATACATAGTTGTCATCATAGGTGAAAGAAATATGACATCATGTATGGAATATACTCATCACAAAGACTATTATGGATGTATTTATCAAGACTTAATTAACGCTAACCTAAATTGTATTGACATGACATATCCTGAAACGTATGATGGTTACTCTATTGAAAGGCTAAAAAAAAGTATGAATCTTTCAAAGTACGCAAAACACAATATTATATTAAATTCTGGTGGAAGTTTAGCATTAGGATTAGGGTTTGAAAACGTTATTGCTCTATGCGGGGCAATATCAGCACAATATCATATGTTTGACCACTCAGCATCACAAATTTTTCATTGTCCCTTTGCAGTTAATGAGTTTTTAACAGCGTTAAAAGAAGTTTTGTTAAATCCTGAATAAATATAATATGTCAGTTGTGGTTGATACTGTTAATTATGTCGGAGATGGATGGAACCTGGGAAACCATTTTTTTCAAATCGCCACTGGATATGCTTTTTCAAAAAAAATGGGGAGAAAACTTATTTTACCAAAGTCAAATCTTCATCAAGAATATGAACATTATGGAAAGCCGTATGTATACAATGACTGGTATGCTAGTTGGTTGCCGTATGTGGAAGACATTCCTATGGGACATGTTGCTATGTACAAGGAGCCCTTTCACGCTTATAAGGAAATACCCAATGGTCCAGCCGATACAGTAATTTTAAGCGGGTATTTTCAGAGCCCAAAGTATTTTGCTTCTTACAAGAAAGAAATCAAGAGTTTGTTCCAACCTACGCAAGAAATTAAGGACCTTTGCCAAAGTAAATATGGTCATTTTATGTTTGGTGATACTAATTTTGTTGTGGTTCATGCGCGCAGAACAGATTACCTGAAACCGCAGAATCTTCAGATTCATAATCCTTTGCCTCCACAGTATTACTTGAACGCCTTTGAAGAGATTAAGAAGCGTGTTCCTAATCCATTCTTTATCTTAGTAAGCGATGATGCTACATTTTGGAAGGAGATTACAATTCCGGGCCCTTTTACTGTTATAGATGAACCTAATTCAGCTATTTCATTGTATTTTATGACACATTTTAAGAATTACATTATCGCAAACAGCACATTTTCGTGGTGGGGAGCTTACCTGTCCAAACAGAGCGAAACGGTTGTAGTAGCCCCTGAGAAGTGGTTTGGACCTGCTGGACCGCAAGATTATCAAGATACATATGAACCTGAATGGATAAAAGTTGGACAGGTCTAAAGACTTGATTAAATACAATAATAAATGGAGTATATTGACACCTTTTATTATTGTAATTTAGAACAGAGACCTGATAGGAATATTGAGTTTTTAGGTGAAATGGAGAAGCTAGGCATTCCAGCAGAAAAGATTCATCGGATTAATTCTATTTACGTGCCTGAGTTTGGAGCACTTGGTTGTGCCAAGAGTCAGATTCTTGCTCTAAGGCATTTTCTAGAATCGGGAAAATCAGTTGGGGCAATCTTTGAAGATGATTTTATGTTTATAGAATCAAAGGAAACAATACAGAAGGTTCTGTCTGACTTTTTTCAAAAGAATATTTATTTTGATTGTTTATTGCTTGGAGGAAATATTCTTCAAGCAGTACCCACTCCTTTACCTTATCTACAAAAAGTATATGATGCGCAATGTTGTTCTTCATATGTATTTACACGCGATTTTGCCTCTAAACTTTTAACTTTATGGGAGGAAGCAACAGCTCTTCAAGAAGAACATTGTAAGACAAATCCTAAAGTGTTTCATTATTACTGTATAGATGTAGCATGGAAACAGCTTCAGCCAACATATCATTGGTTTGTTGTAGAACCTAAATTTGGCATACAACGGGAGTCCTATTCAGACATTGAAAAGAAGATTGTCTTCTATAAAGTGTAACTTTAGTCATATCTTATCCAAGATGGAAGGCCCAAATGTAAATGATTCCAGTATCTATAATAAACCTGACCAGTACAGAATAAAGCAGCAGTATAACTAAGGCAACTGTGAGAAATTAAAAGAACATTGCCAAAGATTAATCCTAAATGTGTTTTAATTAAATCCTCATTCAAATGAAATACGATGTCTTCTCCTTTTAGAAAAGAAAATTCGTCTTCTTTTCCAAGAGAATAGATATGAAATCGTATAGGCTTAGAACCTGTATATTCATTTCTAATACGATGATAAAAATTACTATAATATGAATCAGAAAAATCTGGATGTTCACTTGTTTGATATTTTTCAATGCGTCGTATGTGTATTGCTACATTAAAAAAATCATCTGAATATGGATTTTTTTTGTCTGACAAGAATATTTTCTTATATTTCCTAAGTGAATCACTGTTTTCCATTTGTTCAAATCCCGCTACATAATGATGATAAAAATCAATAACATTCGGTAATACATGAATTTGTGAACCATTTGGTATATCAGTAGGTTGTAGATAATACTGAGAAATATTCATATAGTTCATAATTTTATCATAATAAGTAGGATCGTCATCGGCATCTTGAATAGTCATTTTCTTTATACCAGTATCAATGTATGTATGACCATTCGTTTCAGTAAAAACAATAGATCGAATTAAGTTAAGAAATTGTGCGCCAAATCCATCATCTCTTTGAGGCATTGTCAAATACATAATATACTTTATATATTGTATTTGTCACTCTTTATATTCTAGAATTAAACTTAACTATATCTTCCAACAGGAACATATTTAAATTGACCCTTGCAAGAATGAAACTTCCTGTGGGGGTCAATTACAACAGAACCATCGGGGAATGTAGTATTCATAAAAGAGTCATGTGCGCAAGTAATAATATACACCGCCTTGGACGAGAATACATCCGCAGTCTTATCAGTTATAGGGTCATAGGACACAAATTCCTGCTGTTTCTCCTTTAGTAAATTACACAAGAGGACAGCGCATGAGCCCGTTTGAATCGCAGTATTAGGCTTGAATGAAAGTCCTAAAACAATTAAAGGAAGCCCAGTTTCTTTTTGCTTATTTACAGCTAAATCAGCCAAGAACTCGGTTTGTTTTTCCCGCGCCATCATAATGTTGTCAAACCAATTGAAAGAAACACCTAATTCATTTGATAACCATGAAAGTGCGATATTATCACGCGGATGGCAACCTCCACCATCTCCCATACCTCCACGCAGATAGGCCGGTGAAATAAGACGATTAGATGCCATAGAAAGAGCATCAATAACTTCGTCACAGTCAGTATTGGGCAAATGATGTGCAAGTTCCATAATTGTGTTAGCCATCGCAATCTTTGTGCTAATAAAAGTATTATAACAGACTTTAATAAGTTCGGCATTTTCAACTGTTGTTGTAAAGACTGATGCGTTACAGATTGTCTTATAAAACTCCTTTACCTTCTCAGCAGCGTCAGTGTTATGATTTCCCAGTAAAATAAATTCAGGATTCATACAGTCATACGCTACTGTCCCCATCGCAATAAAATAGGGATTATAGCAAAGATGTATATAAGGAGAAAGAGTAGGTAAAACTTCTCTACGGATTGTACCAGGTAGTACAGTGGAGATAACAACAATAATCGTATTCTTCCCCAACTGATTACAGACATCAGAAAGTTGCTCAAGAGACTGCTTCAAATAGGTATAGTCAAAATCGGCACGTTCTACAGGAATCCGAGTTATGCCCTCATACATCTTTTGATGCGGTGTTTGAACAGCAACAAAGACAATTTCACTCCCAAGAATTATCTCTTCTAGTGACTTCGTATGTCTATAATTCGCCTTCAGGGGATTTTCACTGAACCATTTTTGTAACGACATCTTCTTTTCAAGGCAAAGTTCTTCAGGATATACCAAATCTACAGGATTTGAGCCTGTATAAAAAGAAGGATTCACATCATAACACAATAAGTCATGGCCCTTAGAACAATACATTAGACTTACGGGTAAACCTAATTTTCCTGTACCAACAAAACCAATCTTCATTTGTTTTTTAAAAGAATATATAATATTCTTCTTACCGCATATGAGTCTTCTTAGCAATAAAAAGTGTGTGCCATCCTAGTTCCTTTTTCATTTCCTCAAAGAATGAGTTGTCGATATTTTTAAATGTCTCATCTAAGACAAAGTTCTGCTTCTTATACTCGTCAATATTCCAGCAAAAAATATGGTCTTTCCATATCTTTTCAACTAAAAGCCCAGTTGGCATTAAATTATTTACTTCCTCAAATGTATATGTATATGTTACAGGACATCCAGTTTGCGCTTCCGAAAAGTTTTGTATAAGACATGCTGAATTATCAAAACTCCATCTATTCTCATGCATTAGCCAGAATAACTTATAGGAGAATTTAGAATATACCATACATCTGACTTCTCCCGAATCATTTAGAAATTTAGGGATTTGCTCGAATACTCTTTTAGGATTGGGTGTATGATGAACAACGCCGAAACTCCAGATTAAATCAAATGAATGTAGTTGGTCTGCTGGAAGAATGGTATCCAGCTCCTCAATATTTCCCTGATAAAAGACGCCACTTAAGTCATGTAAAGCAAAATTCTTCTTACATAATGCAATACCACTGTCAGTTAAATCTACACATGTCACACTGGCTCCTGCTTTAGCAAACTGAATGGAGTCGGTTCCAATTCCGCTTCCGAGGTCAAGAACCTTCTTGCCCTTCCATTGAGCTGAATCAATAAAGATTAAGATGTGTGGCTCTGCGCGGTAGCGTTTCTTTGCTATTTCATCAAAGAACTCAACATTGTCTTCTGACTTTGTTGAATGCTTTATATTACAGGGTCTATCGTTCCAGAAAGTGTAAACTGCGTTAATAGATGACATATACATTTAAAGATAGACTAATCTTTAAACATTAATAATGTCTTTTTTTGATTCTTGCTTACTTCAAGATTATGCTTTATTAGAAAAATACAAGACTGAATTTAATAATCAAACACCCAATCATTTCTATACTTCTGATTTTTTTTCTACTAAAGATGCTCAAACTATTCTTAAAGAATGGCCATCTGCTACAGCACCTTGGAAAACATCCCAACCTTTAATTAACTTTGGAGTAGGAAGAAAGAGTGAAATAAATGATTTAAAAGATATGGGAGACTATACGCAAAGTATTTTTAAACACCTACAAAGCAAGGAATTTATTGAGTCTATTGAATTTATAACCGGTATTTATAATTTACATCCGGACCCCTACATGCATGGATGTGGTCTAGTAAATACACCAAAAAATGGTTTTCTCAAAATCCATGCTGATTTCAATTTTTTTGAAAAAATAAAGAAATACAGAAGAATTAATATTATTATTTATATGAATGAAGAATGGAAACCCGAATGGAATGGTAATATTAATTTTTATTCTGAGGATTTGAGCACAATTATTAAAACGTACCCTCCATTATTTAATAATTTTTTACTATTTAGAGTAAGTGATAAAGTCTTCCACGGATATCCAGAATTAATTGATTGCCCGACAGGAATGCATAGAAAATCAATTAATTTTTTTTATTATACAGATGAGCCAGATAAAGATCAATCTGTAGAACCTCATAAAACCTTATGGAAAACGAATGAAGGAGAAGATATTCCTTATTAGCAGGTCCCCCTGAAATGTTCCCATTAAAGGTTTACTTCTGCAAAGATCCTCTACACATCCAAAACAGCATGAATGTGGTTAAGCAATTAATACCAATGCTTAAAAGCAAGACCGCCGCTACACTCAAATTCTTGGAGTAAATCTGGCTAATACCATAGACACCGAAGACAAACTGGAAGACTGCAAGAAAGTAGAAGAAGTAGCAGTAATCATAAGCCCAAGCGGGAGGCGTGGTAAAAGGGAGGTCGTTCATTTCTATTCTAACGCAGAACAAAAAAATATTGTATATTTTATTGTTTGTTTATTTATTTATTGTATTTCCGATTTACTTGGCACCGGCCTTCTTCACCGGACCCTTCGTGGGACCCTTCGGCTTAGACGGAACCGGGACAGCAGGCATTACCTCGGCACCATCCTCATCCTCATCCTCATCAGCGGGCGGTGCCGGAGCCGACTTCTTAGAAGGAAGAACTGCCGCTACCGCGGACTCCTCCTCATCATCATCCAGCTGGTTGAAGTGATTGGCAGAAGGCTTCTGCTGACCACCCGTCTGGGAGCGCTGAGCCGGACGGGCCTCACCATCATCTACAAAGCCAAAGCCCCGCAGACGCTCAGGCAGACCCTCGATGGAAACCTGCTCGGCCTTCCAGCTCGGACCAAACTTAGAGCCAGCAATCCAGAGACCCGTGCAACGGATGATGGTGCGGATACGCGCACCGCGGACAAGGAGCTCCTCTACCGGAACACCCTCATAGCGCTTGGGCTGGCCACGAGCATCCTGCGTGCTCGGATCATAGAACTCCGTCATGAAGACGCCGTCCTTCTGCTTGAGCGCAATCTTGACCGTGGGCGGATAGGGCTTAGGCTTACCCTCCTTGTCCACCGGGATCTTCACCATCGGCGTGTAGAACGCCGTGATGACCTCCCGACTGGCATTCGCGAGCTTGAACCACGACTGTGAGTTGGCCATCGCCAGCTCAATCAGACGCTCATCGAAAGCCTTCGCAAACTCGTGGAAAGCCTTCACCTTCGGGTCAGTCTCAGCATCACGGAAGGACAGATCAACACTGTACTTCGGAGCCTTACCGTCCTTATCAAAGATATTCATGCCATAGGGAAGCTGAGTTACAGGCGTCTGGACCATCCAGAGACCCTTACCATCAAACTCCAGATTGACGGCCTTACCGCCATTATCTAGGACCTTGAGCTGCTTCGCCGTTAGCTTCACCGGATTAAAATTACTAGGGAGGATTGCAACAGTAGACATTTAGCACACAATTATGCCTTACCTATCTGGCAAAAAAGGCCCTCAAATTTTTTTGAATCCGGGTAAAAAGACTAAAGTTGCGTAAGAAGTGCTGTGACCCATTGATGACTGTCTGCTGCAGACTCAAATAACCATGGAAAAGCCTCTGCTGCCTCCGGAGAGACCTGTGTCAAAGCAGTTAAGATATACATGGCTCCCAGCACTCTATCAGAACGATCGATAGCAGAAGCAACCATCTTCTTCATGATATAACTATTTGTAGTTCGGATAGTGGATAATTGCTGGATAGATGTGACCCGTGTGATTCCCCAATGAAAGAGTTGTTGAGGAACAGGGACAATTCGTTCTCTATCAACCTGTGACAGTCCAGCACGATGTTGCCATATATCCAGTAGATTGAGATAAAAACGTTTTTGTCCCATGAGCGTAAGTGCTATAAACCATTCAGGATCGGCGCCATACTGAAGTTCTTCCATCATGACAAAGATATCCACCACTTTCATACGCCACCCCTGTTCAGGAGTAATGGCTACTGTTGGAACCCATGACAATTCCATCTTTCTTTTGTGACGCCAAGTAATAAGACGCTGTGCCTTTTCAATCACTGCTAGAGAGATGATAGAGCGAGTATAAGGATTTTTTGTTGATTCATTCTTCTCAGCGGACTTCTGTGAGAGCATATTGAAACTTCGAATATCAAACGCATAGAGTAGATTCTCAGAGGCGTCCCGGAAGCTAAAGAATGAATTGTTGGAAATATCTTTTAGCGCTTCTGTACTAAAGAAATCTTCTGAATTAACGCACTCTGCTCTATTGTAAAACCCTGGCCCGTGAAAAAAGACATTTCTATAAATCATCTTCTGACGATACCAATTCTGTATCCTGCTGACCTGCCCCACTAGGGCATCATTAGTGACCCAGCGAATAGAATTTTTAAGATGAAGACCGCAGAACTCCTTCTCTTCTTTTGCAAGATGTGGGCATCGCTCGGAGTGATTTTTCTTACTCTTAACCGACATACATTGCGCTGCGACGGACATCGCAATTCTACTCATCCTCTGGGAGTTTTATTTAAGCGACTCCCGGGTTGATTCCCTCTGAAAAAAGTTCCACAGAGTGCCAAAAACGGCTCTTTTTTCAAGGGGTCAAATAAAATTTGAGGGCCCTTTTTTCAGGAAAGTTGGGCATTCCGCGTTTAAGTATGTCCTCTTCTTCCTCTAGCAATAGTAATAAGATGTCCGCCCCTGTTGTCGCCTCCGCCGCCAAGAAGACCGCCGCCGCCGCCAAGAAGGGCGCCGCTGTCCCGGTTGCTGCCCCTGTCGCCGTACCTCCGCCTGCCCCTGTAGTCCAGCACACCGCCGCCGCGCACGCCAAGACCCCCGCGCCTGTCGCCGTCGCTGCGCCGGCCCCTGTAGTCGCCGTTGTCGCCGAGGCTGAGGCTGAGGAGTCAGTCGTCACGAACTTCGCCGCGCTCCTTGTCAAGTTCAACGCCCTCCGCACGTCCCTCAATGAGCTCGCACCGGAGATGAAGAAGATGGAGAAGCAGGTTGCCCGCCTTGAGAAGAAGGCCGAGCGTCGCCGTCGTCGCAAGACGGGCACTGTCGGTGCTGATGGTGAGAAGAAGGCCAACCCCACGACGGTCTTCACCAAGCCGGTGCAGATCACGAAGGATCTCTGCGTTTTCCTCGGCCTCCCTGCCAACACGCTCGTCAGCCGTTCTGATGTCACGCGTGGTGTCATGAAGTACGCGAAGGACCACAAGCTCACGGACAAGCAGACGATCAACCCGGATGCCACGCTCCGCAAGCTCCTCGGCCTCACGGAGGCGGACAAGCTGACGATCCTCAACCTCCAGAAGTACCTCAAGGGGCACTACGTCAAGGCGGTTGTCCCGACGGCGTAAACACTCCACTAAGAATTAAATAATACAATAATATATTTTTGTTTAGTCCAAAGGATGCAACAAAAATATCTAAAGAAATAGAGATGAACGTATGGATTATTAGTCTTTTTTTAATTTTGCTGGGAGTCTTATTATCTACAAGGGAAAACTTTGATACACTAGATAATCAAATATATGGTTTAGAACAAGAAGTAATTGGACTTTATTCTGAGAGAGAAAAGCAAATAAAAGCATTATTCCCCGAACAAGTTCAATTATATAATCATTCGCTTCAATTTAGACGACAAGATTTAATGCGCCAAAAACGACTTCTTAATGCTACAAAAGTAAAGGATGAATATGCTCTTGAAGATAATACAAAAATGACAGGTTCTTCTATAGCATATTATGCTTTAGGTTTATTAGCTTTATTAGCTCCGCTCGGTCTTTAGAGTAAATCCTAATACTAAATAGATGAGTAAATTATTCTTCTATTTACTAGTTTTAATACTTATCATATTTTTAACATTCAGAACAGAAGGATTTCAAGCAGACCAGCAACTAACATGTGAAAACATTTTAGAAGGTGTGGATATCTATAATCAATCTCCTGATGATAATAAGCCGATAACAAAAGAGATGTATCTTGTCTATTTACAAACTGCCAAAGATTGTTTAAACGAACAAATCAGATATCTTCATATACAGAAGAGAGTAAATAAAGGGGTTATTGAGGAAAATGAAGGAGTCTTGAAATTTAACAATGATATTCTTGAAGAAACTCTTAAAGGAATAGATATACAAATTAATGAAGACCGGAAAGTGACAAACTTACAAGCAAATGCGACTGGTTTTCATATATTGCTACAGGGAGCTCGTTTGATTCTTCCTGGTTTCAAATAAAATATACCTAAATTAGATGAAGAAGGATATCGTTATTTTAGTTGGAGTTGGTTGCGTTTTATTGGCTATGTTGTTTTTGAGTCAAAATGTTAAGGAAAACTTTGATAACGGCGTAACAACACCTACAACACTTCAAAATGCCACTGAAGCAGTTAAACAAATTATCTTACCCGACCCTGATTCAACACCACGAGTATCTGCTGATGAAATGGCAGAAAAAGTTAATTTTTTTGCCGTAGAACAAGCGCGCATCCAAACTGAATACATGCAGGAAACTGTAAGAAGCGCTAAACTCCAAAATGATAGAGCAGAGATTGAACTTCAAGAGTGGAGTGATCCGAAGGCAAAAGCGGCGCGTTTAGCATTGTTAGAACAAACAGTAGAAGGACAGAAAATTACGAATAAACAAAATCAACTTGATGGCGAAATAAGAAGATATGCGCAAGTTGCTGGTATAGCATTGGCTACGCTAAGTGTTGCTGTCGATACAGCTGTTCAAATGAATCATGCCAATGAACAATCAAGATTTGCTAGACAGCAACTGGGAGCAAATAGAAAACAAATGGCTCAAGAAAAAGTATTTTACAAGAATAATCCTGAGGCAGACCCTCGTGGGCGTGGGCCTCAACTGAGTGGCGGTATGCCTACATTGGCAAGACAAATGCCCGGTATGAGAGGCATGGGTTCTATGGGTGGAATGGGTTCTATAGGTGGAATGGGTGGAATGGGTGGAATGGGTGGAATGGGTGGAATGGGTGGAATGGGTGGAATGGGT